GTGGCGTCAAGAATGTGCGGCTGATATAGCCACGGCCCATGACCCATCCATTTGCTTCGCCGTAGTTCCATATCCTTTGCAATGCTGGCTTGTCGCCTTTGAGATAAAGGTAAGGCCAAAGCATGATAAACATATCCTTAGAGATATCTGACTTTGAATTATTTGGGTAACAGTCATGAGATTCATTACGATACCAGCGGCCAGGTTCACCTTCAGCTTTGTAGATATCTGCTTCTAAGCATCCACCTGACATTTTGCAAAGAGACGTAAAGCCCAAAGAATCACAGCCAGCTTGATGCGCCCATCCAGTATGCAGTCTCTTATATAATTCAGCCTTAGCCACAACAGATTCATTTACTTGCTGCGGCTTTTTAGGCTCACGCTTTTGGCATGAGGTTAAGGCTAAAATTATAAAGAGTAGTTTTAGCATTAGGCGATTCTTGTGGCTATTATTCCGGTTATTCTTTGTTGAGAACTGTCGCTTAAAAGCTCAGACCCACTTGTTAAGTTTGCTCTGTAACCCCTCATTTTTATAGTTTGAGTAGTTGTGTTTACAAAAACAGAATTGCTTTCAAGATGAAAAACAAAACTTAATCCAGAGTTAAGTGTTGGTTGATTTTCAACTTGCTGTTGAACTCCGCTATTTGAAATTATTGTATTGCTTGAATCAGTTATAAATAATGAAATTCCGTTTGTTTGATTTGATCCAGCTTGATGTTTCATATATACCGACGCTTTCAATGCTAATCTCCAAACACCCGGAGGTAACGATAGGCTCATTCCACTAATATCTCCGGTAGGCGGCGTTGGTATTTGTAATGTTCCCGTGGAAATTATAGATAAAGTCTCCCCAACATACCCAGCCGCGATTGCTGTCCCATCCCCCGCTGATTGTAATAATGCTTTCTGTGTCATGTTTGCTCCTTAAATCTTAATCAGCTTGTTGCATGAAAGGTTGATAGGGCGGGTTTCTGCATCTCCACCGCCAGAAATTGTAACTGAGTGTGTATGTGATTCTGAGTGATACATTGGAGCGGCTGTTGTAGCTCCTTGTCCATATGCGTCTAAGCCAGAACCAGTAAATTGCCAAACGTTGTTAGTATTTCCGCCGGTAGATCCTGTAAATGGAATTGTTGGAAGCTTTGTTGCTTGAGTTTGATCCGTTCCACGCACACGACCGGTATCCCTACTAGCAGCACCTTGAGCTGTGCCCATGTTATCCATATAACGGGCAAATCTTCCGCGGAAGTCTGGGATGTTAAAGGTTGTAGAACCGTCTCCAGTTCCATAAGCAGTTCCAAGAGCAGAAAATAAAGACGCATAAACTGTGCGGCTCACAGCACGTCCATCACAAAGAAGCCATCCGCTAGGTTCTACTGTTCCAGCGTAATCAACAAGTGTTCCTGCGGGTAATGTTAGCAGTGCGATTGATTGACTGCCTAATGCGCTGTTAGCCATTTGTAGTTTCCTCCTGTATTGACGGGACTTCTTCTACTGCGGGAGGCTGCGGTCTTGCTGCCTCCTGATATACCTGAATGATTGCAAGTTGTGTCTCGTCAGTTACTTCAACTTCAGTTTCTTCTGTAGAAATTTGTGCAAAGCCCGATTCATCAAGAACGTGCAGTCCCTGCTCAGACCACATATATTCTCCGGGTAATATTTTAATTTTCATTTATATTCTCCTTTTGATACCGTCAGGTGTATTGTTTGTTAGAGTTCGGCATTTAAAGTAAATGACAAGTAGCCTATTACACTGTTTCCATATGCTGAAGGCCCGCCACGTGCTATAACTTCCATAAATTGAGATGTTGCAGAAGTATTTACTTGTCTTAAAGTTCCATATGTTTGTGCAACACCGCCAACAAAAATATCGCCAGTAAATGTCGTTGTAACTGCTGTTCTTAATTGAACAGGCAATAGTATTCCCCCATTAACATTTGCTCCACCTGATCCAGATGGAATTAGTGGAACCCATCCACTGGCGTGAACTTGATAATACCTCTGACACAATTGCAATTCAGTTCCGATTGGCCTTTGTTCGAATGGTGTTGCTACCGATCCCGCTTCTATTTGAACCTGAGCAATATCAAATGTTCCAGATTGTTGGCCTAGTGAGTTTGTTCTGCTGTTGAAAGATGATCCGGCGTCGAACCAAAATAATAAATATAAACAATCATCATTATTTGCGCCTAATGTTTTTCCAGCAATGCTAGGCAAAGTTGTAGTAACTGTAAACTTTTTCCATGCGGTTGTAAGATTGCAAGTCGTTACTCCAATTCCGGTAACAGACGCTGACGGCGAACCTCCAGTTCCAAAAACTTGATTAAATTCAATCGCCATATTTTTAGAAGCATCTGCTTTTGCCCAAAATGATAATGTAACTGTTTGTCCTGAAAATGTCCTTACGCCTTCAATTCTTTGACTTTTAAAAACGTAATTACTTGCTCCTGCAACACTTGTAACAACTGTCCTGCTAAAATATTGAGGATTTCCAAGTACATCAGTTTGACCAAGAGTAAATGCTTGTCTGCTTGTTGTTTTTGTGGAACCAAAGTTATCGTTGACCCATCTGTCATCACTTCCATATCCAGAACTGGTTTGAGATGTCCCTCTTTGCCAGATATCAAAGTTGCCATTAATTATTTTATTCCTGAAAGCAACCGGCTCAGACCATACAATACTTGAAGAATTAACAGACAACGGAAACGCAGTGCCAACAGCCGGAGCGTTTAGAGCGTAGTTAATGCTTGCGGATGCAAAGCCAGTAATGCTTGGCAATGTTACTTGCAGCAAGCCTCCAGATGTTGCTGTTACAACAAAACCTGTAGGCGGTGTGTCACCAGAGACCTGATAACTTACATTGTAGTTATTTGCTGCGCCGTTTTTACTGAACTGTGCTGCTACATAGAAGCGAAGCGGCGTTGTTGCAGTAATTGAAACCCAACCAGTCAATTCACCTGCGTCATATGCTGCAATGTTTTGTACTGTCGTTGTAGCGTTATTTGCTAGATCAATTTGCGTTCTTGCGTTAGAAGACCCCACAACAGATCCACGTTTAGGAGCTACATACAAGCTTGTTGTGCTAGAAGCTACGCCTACAGGAACGCTGACTTGTCCAACTACTGTTGGTTCTGTAATTGTTAGAAGTCCAGCAGTAGACGCCGACAAGAAGTAAACTTCTCCAGCCGTAAGTCCAGTTAGTCCTGTAACTTCTCCAGACAAAGTAAGTTCAAAAGTGCTTGGATCTATTACGCGACTTACAACCCCGATAACTTCGGCGGTATTTGCAGCGGTTGCTATTGCTTTTGCATAAGTTGAACCGTTAAGCCAAAGAACGTCACCAACAACAAATCCATGGCTTGCTTGAGTTACTCTGTCTGTTGTTCCTCCACCGCCTATAGATGCCCAACCAGCAAGCTCATTATAACCTTCAAACACATCATCTGTATCGTTGTATCGAATCATGCCTTTAAGAGTTGCTGCTGTTCCTGACGGTCTTTCCGTTGTTGAATTACCAACAGGAAGCTTTAAAGCTCCGGTTAATGCTGCCGTACTTGAAACGTTTTTATTAAGCAGTGTTTCAGAACCAGAAAGTGTCGCCAATGTTCCTGTTGTAGGAAGTGTTAGGCTTGTTGTCGCTGTTGTCGTTAGCGTAAGATCGTGGTTTCCACTTCTTGTCAAAGTAGCAGCGTCATTATTTGCCACCCCAGTTCCACCTTTTGATGCCGGAACAACCGGAAGATCAGACGAAACAAGAGCGCTTGCACTAAATGTGCCTGCGCTTGCGCGAACAAATCCAGTCCATGCGCTAGCGTCTGCGCCAAGCCCACCTTTAGCCGGAGTAATAATCGGCAAGACAGACAAGTCTTGAATCGAAGCTTGAGTTACAAGCTTTTGCCAATCTGTTCCGTCGTACATCTTCATAAGCTTGTCGCCAGTATTGAAGTAAATCAATCCTGAAGCTGTTGAAGGGTCTGACGCAAGCAATTCAAGCTGCGCCCTGATTAACGGTCCGTAAATTCTTGTGCCTGCCATCTTAAACTCCTACAAGCCGGTAGGTTCCCGCCGGAAGTGGCGAACCTAAGTCTATTCTTACGTTTGTTGAAGACGTTGCCTTTATACTACAATAAATTACATCAAAGTCATTGGTATTATCTTTGAGCTGCCAAATTGCAAAACGGGCATCAACTCCCGAAACGGTTATGTCCTTAACAGACTGTGTTCCGTCCCATACAGTCTCATAAAAAACCCGGCTTCCGCCGACCTGTTTAACGGCTGATCCTGTATCAACGTATAGGTTCTGATCCGCCGTATAGTATAACAGCCTTCCAACCTTTTGCGAAGACGACGATGGCAATGTTCCAACGTTTTCGACGCGCAACCCTTTAAATTCACCGGCAGTATATACATCGTTAAATCTATAGGTAGAACGCCCAATATCTAGCCCTGACCATGATCCTGAATAAGCCGCGTCTGTTAGGGGTGAAACTGTGTCGTTTACAAGAATAAAACCTTTAACAGCATGGGATGTGCTTTGAAGCGTCAAACTTTCGCCAGATCCGGTTCCACCAATTAAAAATTGGCCACTGGTTCGTCCGGCAAGCAATGCGAACTGTGTGTGTCCGGCATCGCCAGTCGTTAGGCCACTAATTGTGGAATGCAGAATTTCTGTGTCTGGCTTTGATGCAAGCCATTGAGATCCGTCAAAGAAAAGGCTGTCTCCAATTTGTGCGCCCTGTGTTCTATCAGACGTTCTAAATGAAGAATTTCTAAGCTTCATTAAATCTGATATTGTAAACAAATTAGTCCCATCCTTAATCGTCTGACTAAGGAATATGTCTTTCCATCTAATGCTTGCAGAACCAAGATTTCTTGTGTCGTCAACATTTGGCATTAAATTGCCAAAAATATTGACCAAGTTACTTTGTGGTTGCAGCGATATGCTTGATCCAACAGGGACAGAACTTATAGTTGATCCTTGAATTTTAATGTCGCTAACATCAAGGAAAGATCCAACTCCGGTTACTGAAACAGAAGAATTTGTAACGCTTATTGAGCTTGATGTTTCAATCGGGTTGCTGACGTTTATTTTTCCAGATCCATTTGCCGATAATGTCAAATCTTGATTTAAAGCAGTTATAGAAAGCGTGTTGCCATCTAGTCTCAAATTATCAACATCAAAAAGACCGGCTGTAACAGATCCGGTCGTAGTCAAGTTTAGTGCATTTAGCGTAACTGTTGGTGTGGCGCAGTTTATGTTTCCGTTTGTAAATGTAAAATCAGCTACCTGAGAACCTGACGGTAGATTTAAACTGCCAGACAAAATAACGCTGTCGGCGTAAATATCGCCAGTTGTTCTTATGTCACTAGATCCAAAATCAACTTCGCCGGAACTGTCGGCGATAGAACCGGAAGAAAGAACCATTGTTCCAGACGTTACAGAACCAGAAGTGCTTAAATCTGACGAACCAAAATCAATTGCACCGCTTGAATCTGTGATTGAACCAGAAGATAGCGCCATTGATCCGGCGATAAGTTCATAAGACCAAACAGAAGACCAGCGTTCATCCGTTGTTCCAAGGCTTAATGAATTATCAAGCGTAGGTCTAAAATTATCTGTTACTTGAACAAATCCTGTTTGAGGACCTGCGCCGTCGCCAGAATTTGCAGATAATGTTAAATTTGTGTTGGCAGAAGCGCCGCCAAATATTCTTTGGCCAGCATAAATGCCTGTGATTGGAGTTCCTGTTTCATCGGCTTCGTCATACCCTATTTTTTGGACATAAAATCCAAGAGTTTGATTTTGCCATGCGGATAAAATAGAATTTGAAGACCAATCCACATCGTAAATCTTGTGCCAGCTAGGGGACGCTTCTCCTTCCCTTTGCTGCCAGCTATAGCCCGCGCTACGGCCATCACCGTCGTCATTTACGACCCTATAATCACCAACGGTATTTCCAACCAATGGAAGATCTGCCGGAGTAGCAACCGCCGCCTTGGCGTTTGGATATATTACCGCAATAAGATAATCCAAAGCTCCTTGCATATTTGTAACGCCGGGAAGATTTGGATTTGCATATCCAAAATCTGACATAGTGTGTACAAATGGGTGCTGGTTCTGATTCCAGATTTGAAACCGGTGGTGGTTAAAGATCATCCTTGATCTCCCAATATATTAAAACAACTCCCAAGACGCATCCCAGACAGCCGTTTCTTCTTTCATATATAAAACTCTAGTAGACAATCCATCGTAGGCATATCGAACGCGACTGCATGGTATTCCGTCTTCGGCGTCAGCGCGAACGGTATAAACCATGGTCATTCTGCCTTGCCCGTCATACTCACAATGCTGCTTAATGAGTTCGTGGGCCTGCGTTTTTAAATGTCCAGTATCAGCCATGATTTACTCCATTATAAATGGGGAAGTGCGGCCATCCTAGCCGCACCGCCCCAATCATAGCATTAAGGAATGCTGTGCATTACTGCGTTATGTCCCGGCGCATTTACTTCTAAAGCACCGAATAAACATTGGTCAACAATGTAACTATAACCAGTTGTTGCGCGGCTTTCATAATACTCTTTTCCGTCTGGAGCCTTACGACGACGGAATCCACCACGGGTGCGGAATACCATAGTTTTAAGGTCAAGATAGAAAATAACATCGTCGTCCATTTCAACAAGGCCGACAAGTTTCAAAGTTCCTTTGACCGAAGTAATTTCGATCTCAGTCCAGCCGTACAGCGAAGCAGAAGGTTGCTTAGTTACAACGAATGGGCCTTTTTGTGTTTCTAGGAGCTTCATAACGCGACCTAGATGTTTAAAGCTCATAACGATTGTATTAGCGTTACCTTTAGCTTTTTGACGAACAAGAGTATAGCCGTCAAATAGCTTGTCCAAAATATTGCTTGCCGTCACCGCAGATCCGTCGATCTGAACTGCTTGTAGTATGGGGTACGCGAGCTTAGACTGTCCATGAACGGAACTTGAGCCGCCGTTTGCTGCGCTCAAAAGTGTTTCACGAATAGATGTGAAAGCACCGTTGTCCAATACACCGGGGTGATAGCATTTTGCGCCAGCCGCAACAGTGTAAGCAGAAACGTTGGCCGCAGCGCCATCGCGAGCCGCAGAAACAGTGACTTTTCCTGTTCCGTCTGTTACATCATTTACGTCAATTGCGATGACATAAACGGTAAGAGCTGTAGGATCAGAATCTTTAAGGACAAGCTTTTGTCCAATTTGGAATCGGTCAATGTGGTCAACTTCAAATTGACCGCCAGCCGTTCCATCAGTCATCAATTTAGCAAAATGGCTTCCACTTGCAAGTTGTGTCGAAACAACTTGTTTCATGGTGTCAAGCATTCCATCGACTTCACCGGGAATCAGTTTCAAGAAGGTAGCTTCAGGGATGCGGCCTTCGTGATCCATAAGATCGCGGTGATTAAGAACGATAGAACCCCAAACTTCAACGTAGCCGTCGATAGAACCGCGAACGTATTTGCTAGAAGCAATGTCGTTAGCGCCAGCCAATTGGCCAAATTCTACGGAAGACGCGGACGCGCCTTTGAACGGAACTACTATTTTTGATCCCTGCCATCCATTGTCCAATTCTAAGTTAGACAAGAACCAGTCACGCTTAATATATTCTTCATAAATCATTCTGTTCGGTAGATACTCATTGAGTAAATCCTGAAACAGCCTTGTAGTAGCCATTTTTTATACTCCTAATTATTAATAAATTGGTTCGTTTGTTGCCAAGTCTTTTGCTTTTTTACGCAGGTCATCAAGAGACTTCACTGTTGATTTAACTGCGCTTGTTCCGCGACCTTGAATATTCGGTATCACCGGCTTTGCAGAAGGCTGAACCACTTGGCTTTGAGCCGCAACCTGTCCCAGACTTGGGTTGATTGCTCTTAAATGCTTAATGGCTTCTGCGACCGCCTGTTGCGCTGGAATGTCTTGACCACGCGCAGCATAAGCTTGACCGATTTGAATTACATAATCTTGGAACGCCGTGGGACTGCCCATCCCTTGATTGTATGCGTCAGCAACCACTTTTACATCAGGGCTTCCGACGACTTGATTAAGCTCAAAAGTTCTTTGCTGAACTGCAAATTGTTGCTGGCTGGCAATCAATTGCTCATTCTGAGCTTGGTAGTACCTAGCTTGCTGTTGGGCTTGGCGGCTTGCCTCCCATTGCGCCTTTTGCTCAGGCGGCATTTGCTCACGCTGTACTAATTGTAAAGCATACTGCATTATTTCTGTTTTGGGAATCTCTAGCGCCTCAAAAAATGAATCGTAATCTTTTTCCCTAACAAAACCTCCAATAGTTTCCAAAGCTTTCTCTGTTTCAGCCATTTTTTCTCTGGTTTCATACAGTTCAGACTTTAGAGTTTGGCGGTCAGCCTTGACAGAATCAAGTCCGTATGCTTTTTCGTAAATCTCACGAATTTTCTTTTCGGTATCAGCGTCTTTAATTGCAGGTCGAAGAAATTCATCAATTTCATACTCCTTGTCTAAAACCTTAAACTTATAGTTTGGGTTATAGCTTGGTGCTTCTTTGACGACTTCTTTTTTACCGATACCGCTAAACGCTTTCTTACCTGCCGCTGCCGCAGGTTCGGGAGTTTCGGTAACTGTGTCCGTTGCTTCCGTTGCTGCGTCTGTTGTAGCGGTCGTTTGAGCCGATTCTTGGCTTGCTGGAGCCGCTACTGGTTGTGAACTTGGAACTGCCGATTCTACACCTAACATCATGTTATACCCCCGGACTTGCCTGTCCTTGTTGTGCGCTTTGGCTTAATAGCATTTGTGCTACTTCAGACATTTGCGCTTGATTCATTGACTCCATAGCTTGCATCGACATGCCTTGCTGTTCAAGTTGTTTTAACAACCAATCAAGAGCTTGGTATGGGACGCGAACGCGCTTAGGAGTTTTTGTGGGGTCGGCATCGGGTACATACATGTCGGCTGCGACCATTGCCCCGCCGGTAGGTATAAATTCGGCTTGAGCGGCTTTAACGGCTTGAGCTTCTTCTGCAATTTTTTGCTCATGTAACTGTTGATATTGTGCGTACATGTCTTGAATTGCAGGATCTAACAGCTTAAAGTCACGTTCTTTTTGCCTTTTAGCGACCTGTTTAAGAATGTAATCAGAATTATCTGAATTTGTGACCATTGGCATTTCGCCGCGTTCAATTGCAAGGAAATCATTCTTAACATTCTGATAATCAAGCGTGAAATCAGAGAATGTTTCCTTCCAGTTACCAAATGGCATTTCGTGAATGAGTTTTCCAATGTCATCACGTTCCAAATTGGTTCCAACATACTGCAATATGTGATTAAGGACCAATTGCTTGCCAAGTTTAGTCTCAATTGAGTTGTTTTGCTCAGAAACTTGAATCGCATGACTTAATTCAGTCGTGCTTTTAAATTCTTCGATGTTAATAACTTCAGCGCGACCAATGGCAGCGATAAGTTCGTCGCCCTCTAGGTAAAACTTGGCTGTTTCTAACAGAACTTTGACAAGATCAACCAAAAATTCGCCAAACTTGGTGGCATAAATGCTAAATTTCTGGGTCTGAGACATGCTTCTAAACATCATGGCCATAGGGTCAAGATTGCTCATTTTTTCTTCGTCAACAAGGTCAATCATCAGGGCGCGGCCCATTTCTTGCTCTTGTAACTGAATATACTCAAAGAATTGTTCGCCAGTACGTCCGGGAAGTATCTGTGGCGGTTGTCCTTGGTATGTAATACCGCGAACACCGGGCAAAAGACTTCCTTGTGCTACTTTTGTTCCGGCTTGATATAAAATTTTGTCTTCACCAATCGTAATGCTGTGAAGTGCTGCCTGTGAACTTGCTCTATTTATTTCTGCCTGCCATGGTCTAGCCACTTTTACCAAGCTTGTAGCGCGCGGTTTTGTTGGATGTTCATCAAATCCAACCCACACAATCGGGAAAATGCTGTTTGGAAGCGGACCTTCTTCCAAAATACCTGCTTTTGTAGTGATGTAGTAATATCCTTCAGGATATTCGATTGAAGGCTTAAAATAATATTCTAAAAGTAGTGTTTGATCTTTTTCACGGCCATAGCCGTTTTTCATTGTGTCAAAAACTACAAATTCGCCGCTAGATTCTGTGATAAGTTTTTGCTTATCAGGATCATTTTTGTAACGTTCTTTTAAACTCTTTGTAGATTCAAGCTTTTCAATGCCAAGCCATTTGGCATCTTTCATTTGCATACAGCTTGGATCGCGGAAAAGATTTTGACCAAAGACGCGCTCAATAACAAATTCGCCTGTGAAGACGGGTTTTGATTCGTCTGGAACTGGTTGCCCCATTTCGTCAAAGACTGGCTGTTCTGTTGCTTCGTCGATTTGTTGTTCGTAGCCTTTAAATTTTCCTTTTGTTGGATCGAAGAAAATTTTAACGCAAGCTTCGCCGATACCACAAAAATCACCGCACAAGTCGCGGTATAATGCGTTCATTTTTAGCTTGTCTTTTA